ATATGTTTCTTTAATAAAATAACTATCTACAGTGGAACTAGCAACAACAGGTTGGTCATTAATAGAATAAATTTCAAAATCAAAACCGCGAACACCTTGTCTAATCAAATTTTTAAAAATGCAAGTGCTTACGAAAGAATTTTTATAACTTCCTAAACTACAACAATTAAATGCAGTTTTAATGTAATAATCTCTTAAATAATATTGACTATCAGGGTCAGCAGTATTAATATTTGAAATTTTCCCATTTTTTTCTGAATATAAATTGTCCATGGTTGAACATGTTCTAGATATAAAACTCTTTTTTATTAAATAATAAAATAATGCTAAAATAATGATGACAATGAAAAAAATTAACATAGCATAAAATATTGTGTTTTCTTTTAGAGATAATAATTTGTCCTTAATGTCATTGAAGGAATTTGTTAAATTATTGTTTTTGCCTTTTGTACTTCCATATGAATTTGTATTTGTTGATGAGAGTAATGGAGATTTTTCAGACATATCTAATATAATATATTATTTTATATATAAAAAAATACATTATTTGATATAAACAATTAAATATATTATTATATTATTATAACAAAAGATGCCAGGTGGTTTAATGAACTTGACAGCAGAGGGGCAACAAAATATAATATTAACAGGAAATCCAACAAAAACTTTTTTTAAAAGTACATATTCAAAATATACAAATTTTGGTTTGCAAAAATTCCGTATAGATTTTGAAGGAGCTAAAACACTCAGACTTGTTGAACCCTCCGTTTTTACTTTCAAAATTAAGCGTTACGCGGATTTATTAATGGATTGTTATTTATCAGTAGAATTACCAAATATATGGAGTCCAATTATGCCACCAATTAACGAGCCTGAAATTGAACAAAATAATGCAGGTAGTTGGATACCTTATGAATTTCGTTGGATTGAAAATATTGGTGCTCAATTAATTTCTAAAATTTCAATAACTTGTGGAAATCAAACACTTCAGGAATTCTCAGGAGGATTTTTATTGGCACAAGTTCAGCGTGACTTTGATGCACAAAAAACAGCACTTTTCAATAAAATGATTGGAAATATTCCTGAAATTAATGACCCTGCAAATTCTGGGACTCGTGTGAATTCTTATCCGAATGCTTTTTATACTAGTAATCCTGCTGGAGCAGAACCATCTATTCGTGGAAGAACTTTAATTGTTCCATTAAATGCATGGTTTGGTCTTCGTAGTCAAATGGCATTTCCTCTAGTTTCATTACAATACAATGAACTTCAAATTACAATCACATTACGCCCAATACAAGAATTATTTCAAATTCGTGATGTATTTGATAGTGCTAATAATTATCCATATGTTGCACCAAATTTTAATCAATGGTATATGCAATTTTATCGTTTTTTGCAGACCCCACCTGATATTGAATTAGGTGTAAACTCATATGTTGACCAACGAACATTATGGAATGCTGATGTTCATTTAAATTGTACCTATTGTTTTTTATCCAATGAAGAATCGCGAATCTTTGCGCTCAATGAACAGAAATATTTATTTAAACAAGTGAGAGAAAGTGTTTTTTATAATGTTACTGGTCCTAATAAAATTCAATTAGATTCTTTAGGAATGATAAGTAGTTATTTGTTTTATTTGCAAAGAAGTGATGCGAATTTGCGTAATGAATGGAGTAATTATACAAATTGGCCTTATAGGTATATTCCGAATGATTTAGTTCAAGCACCTACAACGAGTAGTTATGAAGTAATTAGATATAATAATGGTGTTGCAACACCTACACAAATTGGTCCAGGTGTAAATGCAAATGGTAAATTAACTGGTTGGATGATTACAGGTACATATAGTTTTGAAAATGAAAAACAAATTTTAACATTTTTAGGAATATCATTAGATGGTTCTTATAGAGAGAATATTCAACCTGCAACAGTATATAATTTGATTGAGAAATATTTGCGTACTGGTGGAAATGCTCCTGATGGGTTATATTGTTATAATTTTTGTTTGAATACTTCACCTTATGAATTGCAGCCTTCTGGAGCAATCAATATGAGTCGTTTTACAAATATATTGTTTGAATTCAATACTATTATTCCACCTTTGGACCCTTTGGCTCAAACATTAACAATATGTGACCCTGTTACTGGAAATGTTATTGGAATTAACAAACCAACTTGGCGGATTTATGATTATAATTTTAATTTAATATTATTTGAAGAGAGAATAAATATGCTTACATTTGTTGGTGGTAATGTTGCTCTTATGTATGCAACATAAATAATATTTTACATAATATATAAAAGAATACTAGTTATAAAAGAATACTAGTTATAAAAGAATACTAGTTATAAAAGAATACTAGTTATAAAAGAGTGTAGTTATAAAGAATAAAGTAAAAATGAATTTAAAAAAATAATAATATAATTAAATAAAGCCATGGGAGATTCACAGATTAAAAGTCAATTATTGAAAACATTTAATGACCAGTTTATGCAATTTGTGGAGGATATTATTAGTGTTTTTCCGAAAGACCCTGATATTTTATTAGCAAAAAATGCATTTTTATTTTTTAGAAAAACGAATCCTAAAATGTTAATTGATATTTGGAATAGATATGTTGTTAAAAAATATAAAGATGTTATTGATAAGGGGGATATTAGTTTTTTTATTGAAAAGGATTATGGGGATGATGTAGCAAATTTGAGTGATTGGTCTAAAAAATCGTTAGAGGCGATTAATAGGTTAAGAGACCCAGTAAAAAATATGGATACTGAGAATCAAACAAAATCAATGAAATATTGTCAAAATTTGACAACTTTATGTGTGCATTATTGGGAAAATTAAGGAATTACACCTTTTAACATTTCAAGCGCCGATTTTGTAAATATAATTATATTTACAAAATAATATAAAGGTAATCCAAAGTTACTAAATAGACAATAATGATAATAAATGGGGTTGTTCTCCAACCAGTATCGGTTGTTTAGCAGTAGTATGTGAGACCAGAAGTCAAACAAAGCATATTACAATTGCAACTCATTTCGTCCTTCACCAGTTTAACTGGGTTAAGTTGGACTATCGTAAGGTGGAACTCCTTACTATTGACTTTACAGAAGGAGTAATCCTTCAACCTTTAGCATAACGACCTTAGCAATATAATCCCAAAAGCAAATGTTTATGTGGTTTGCTGAAAACTTAGGCGTTTGAAATGTTAAAAGGTGTAAAAAAGAAATCATGGAATTAAGGAATTAAAGTAATTCAAGTAATTCAAGTAATTCAAGTAATTCAAAGAAATAATGTTATTTATTTTAATAATTTAAATAAATAATATTATAAAACAGATATAAATGGCATCAGAAAAAACAATCCAACAACCTCCAGAGGAATTTAACAGAGTCATCCATGATTTTATTTCAGATATGATAATTACATTTCCAGAGTATGAAGGTATTATTAATAAATGGTGGAAGAACAAGACTTTTGAAAATATTGAAGATGAAGAAGAGAGAAAGAATGAAATAGCAAAGGATAAGGAAAAGCGAATACAATTTATATTTAATTATTGCATTCGTGTTTATCCTGAACGGTTTTTTGATATTATATATAAAAATATTGAAATATTTAATGATGATTGTTCTATAAATACAGAATTTTTACCTGGTATAAGTTTTAAATACTTATGGCAATTAGATATTAGTGATAGTACTCGTGATACAATATGGAAATATTTACAATTAATTGCGATTTCAATTATTGGTTCTGTTCAAAACAAGGAAGCATTTGGAAATACTGCAAAGTTATTTGATAATATAGATGAGAATGAATTTAAGGATAAATTAGAGGAAACCTTAGAAAAAATGCAAGAGTTATTTGATTCTAATTTTCAAGAAGCAACAGAAGAGGAAGGACAGGGAGAAGCAACAGAAGAAGGAGAGGGAGTAGAAGGAGACAGTACAAGAGGAGGAATGAATATGCCTTCAGCAAATGATATTCATAATCATATTAATAATATGTTAACTGGAAAAATTGGTAATTTAGCAAAAGAGATTGCAGAAGAAACTGCAAATGACTTGAATATTGACATGGAAAATGTAACAGATATTAAAGGAGTATTTCAGAATTTATTTAAGAATCCAGGGAAATTAATGGGAATGGTGAAAAATGTAGGAGATAAACTAGATACAAAGATTAAATCTGGAGAGATTAAAGAAAGTGAATTAATTGCAGAAGCAAGTGAATTAATGAGTAATATGAAAAATATGCCAGGAATGGG